AATGTAGATGACTGTGCATGACAGTTGTCTATTGTGAAACAATACTGTCCATCATGCATTTGTTTGTCCTTACCAAAGAAGGAGCAGCGATTGAGTAATGGTTTCTCTATTACAGTCAGGTCATAGTCAAAACAATCCCATAACTGTAGTGTATCAAGTGGTAGCAGTTCGTCTGGGTTATAGTCTTTCTTCCACACAAATGCACTGAGTGGTAACTTGTCAAACAATGCACCGTAGTCTGTCAATAGAGTCTCAAAGTACAATGCTTTGTGCTGCACACTCTTGACAGAGATCCATGTGCCAGGTGTTATCTCACCATGACCCTTCTGATGGTCGTATAAAAATTCTTTTCTCACATACACCGAGTACGGTGGTAAATTATGAATCAAAAATGACATTACTGATTTAGATTTTTTTGTACTTGTTCAAGTGTTGTTTTCATGTTAGAAAATATCGTACCCATATCTGCCTCACCGAAACCTAACTCTTTAGCATGACTCACAATATAATCTTTCATCTTCTTTGCCTCTTTGTCATCTGACAATGAAAGTCTAGTCCACATAATCTGTTGTCTCTCAAGAAGTTCAAGCACAGTGTCTATGTGTTCTGACTTTGCCTTAGGTGACATCATAGGAAACTTGAGGATCACATCATACAATTCTTTTTGTAGACATGTGATCTCTTCCATCTCATGCTTGACAGTATCTGAATCGAAGAATCTACTCATCGTTACCTCCTATCTTACTTATAAGATACTGTCTATACTTAGTCTTGTCAATCTTTAGGAATGGTATGTACTTTCTAATCTTCATACCAATCACCTTCCACACAGGGTCTTTCAATTGTCTGTCATAGTCTTTACAGTATCCAAATAACTTTTCATAGACACACATGTCTTCTGTGCTTATATTACCTGCAAGATGCTCCTTGAGTATAGGTGGATGACCTTTCGATGCATCAAACAACTCATCGTATGTGTATTGACTCATCAATTCATCTGACTTCTGCTTGAAGTTATAGTACATACTCTGCTGTCTCTTCTGCCACCTCTTATACACACCCTCACCAGACCTGATGATATTACCTATCCACAATCCCTCTGGATTATCTGTGTCTACAAAGTTTGCAAGAAAGAAATTTCTTATCTCCTCATCCTTATACTTTCTTGACATCTTTTCAAAAAAGTATCTGTCTTTTCTTTTATAGAAAGAATCAATCTTCGCCTTTGATTTACCACCATACTTGTGGTAATCATACTTCTCTCTTGTAAAGTGATTCTTGTATCCAAGATACTCTTTGTAAGTATCAAAGGGTGTCATAGGTTTTTTGAGCATGACAATTAGATAGCAAGGAACTTTGCCCTTGATGTTCTCTTCAAGTAATTTAGATTCATAGCAGTGCCCTTCAACTTTTCTTTCATAGGTTTAGTAATGAGTTTAGAGACTGACTCAATCTCTATACTATTCTCTTCACAGTAGTGACAGATTGCCTCTATGTAATTCATATCATTATTATTCTGGACAAGGTTCTCAATGTCATTAGTGAACTTGTCTTGGCAAAGAAACTTGTTCTTCAGCACTGCCCTCATCTCATTTTTGGTTGCCATTTAGTTTGTCCTCCACAAATTTTTCGATGTACTTGACCAATAGTTTCATATACTTCATCTTATCATACTCTTCGTAAACAGTCACCTCTCCATTCTCACAGGTCATGAGAATAACAAGTTTCTTTACGGGTATATCTGTTAGTTCGTAAAACATACAAGCATATGCTGCTGCTTGTACAAAGTAATTCTCTATCCACTCTCTCGGTTTGGGTTTCGCAGCAGTCTTGAAATCAATGATGGATAATTCACCATTATATTCTGCTATACAATCAACAGTTCCAGCAACACCCAACTCGCTGCTGTATAAACTTTTCTCTAGTGCGTAGATATTATTTATATTTTGTAACACTTTCTTTGCTTGAGTGAATAGCATCTTGGTGCTAGGGTTGTCCAATACAACCTCTTCATTCAACAGGTGCTTCTCTATCAGTTCATGTGTACCAGTTCCTCTGGTGGTAGCACGTTTTGTAATTCTATTTGCCTCATCTTCACCAACCCTCTTCCTCCAATCAACAAAGATGTGTTTGTTGAAGTGTGAAGTGACCGAGGTGATGGATACCATCGGTCTATCATTGACATTGTAGTATCGAACTCCATCAATACTCTTCCTAGTCAAGGTAGGAAGATCACATTCTACATGGTTGAACATTACATACCTAGTTCTATTTTTGAGGTGATGTAACTCTTGACTAGACCAGACCTAACGATGTCTTCCATACCAAATTCAATGAGATCGAACTCTGGCATACGAGTGATGATCCTTTGGAAATCTAGGATACCATTCTTCTCGTTTGTCTTTATCAAATCAGTTTGTGCAACGTCACCACAGAACATAATCTTGGTGTCTTCACCTACTCTTGTTATTATACTATCTAACTCATGAAAATTCAAGTTCTGTGACTCATCCACAATAACAATAGAGTTATCAAGTGTTGTACCCCTGATGAATGAGGTAGACCAGAAGGTCACACTCTCCTGTGCTTTCAGATTACCCCATAGCATTTCAAACTCATTGTCTGATGCCAACTCAAACATATACTTGACCATATTTTTGTATGGTATCTGGTATAGTGCTGCCTTGTCCTCATGATCACCAGGTAAGAATCCTATCTCTCTCGTAGATACGAGTGATCTTACTAAGACTACCTTCTGATATGGTGTGACAGGATCTAGCACCTCTTTCAGTGCCTGATACAAGGTAATGAAAGTCTTACCTGTACCTGCTGCACCATAAAGGAAGAGGTTCTTACCCTCTTGGTATGATGCAAAGGCATGTTTCTGATTAGGTGTAAGTGGTTGTACATCAACCATCATGTCAGAATTATATGGCTTCTTCCTTCTCATTTGTTTCGCAGTCATACCAGCACCGACACTGATCGACATTTTCTTTTTACGTGGCATGTTAGGTGTGTGTAATCTTCTGAGGTTTTACTTTTGAACCTGGCATCTCTGATACTCTTGATAGAACTTCATTCCATCCTCCATCTGTCCTACTGTACACGTCTCCAGTAGAACTTACTACACCTCCTGATCCCTTCGACCAGTCTTTATCCCAGTCTGGATTATCTTTTCTCCACTGATCATACTCTTTCATTGACATGATGAGTTCTTTAGACTCACCTGTCTTCATGTTCTTGATTGGATATGTTGGCATGTGTTGTTGCGAGTGATTTATTTAGTGTTGCCAAATAAGCAGCACCGATAGAGGTTCCCCCATCATGTGCGATAGGCATGACCCTAATACTTACATCAAGATCCCTCTGTAGCTTGTAGTTTACCACACAATTGAGGAAACATCCACCTGATAATACAAGGTTGCGATCTTTATACATTCTACACAATTCAAATGCTCTTTTCTCCCATGCTTGCTGTACATAGTACGCTTCATGTTTACCATATGCTGCTAGTCCCATGACTTTACCTGCATCATCTTTGTGGAAACCATAGTTGACACTGACAAACTCAAACTCTTTACCGATGCCTTGGTCATCAGGTGACCAATACTTCTTGTGTAGCACCTGCCAAGATGGAATGTCAAATATAGTTTCTATCTCTATGCCACTGTCTGTCTTTGAACCATTAGAGTCTACCACTATTGCAATAGCATCATCATAACCTGAGTTATAAAATGCTGAAGCAGCATGACACTTATGATGCTCTGATCTATAGTCAAATATCTCTGCGTCAGGGAACTTATTCCTTACCACGTTCAAATCTAGTGCAGATATAAGTTTCTTTGAATCTTCTGACCAATCAGAGTCACATATAGCAACAGCATCTATGTCATCGACATATTTTATCAAAGATCTAATGGCATGATCTCTTTTCTTTCTAGTAATTCTTTCCGACTCAAGATAAAAATCTAACTTACCATCTCTCATCACACAGACTGAACCATTATTTGATAGGTTCAACCCTAGGACTGAAAATTTTGCGGAGATTTTTTTTCCAGATTTATGTAATTGAAAAGTCATTTTCCCCTGAGTTTTTGCACCTCTGGAAAATACAAGTA